CGCAAGAAACTGCAACCTGTTGGATGCTAGATGCTTGTGGCGCTGAAACGAAGAGGAAAGGAACCCATGCTAAAAGCAAGAGTGCTTTAGTCATAGGATGAACGGTAGAGGATTATTATACCTCTAATCAACTTATATAGGAAGTTTTGTGTGTATTTCCTGATACAATTTTTTACCTCTCAATATAACTTAATGTATGATTGGTAGCATAAAGTTGTTGGATAATTATATCGCATCCAATTTTAGGATTACAATCTCCACAAGTATAAACATCCACTGCTGCTTTACCTTCTTCAGGCCATGTATGAATACTAATATGACTTTCTGAAAGTAAACAAATTACAGTAACTCCCTGTGGTTCAAACTTTTTTGAAATTGTTTGAACCACAGTAGCACCACTTGCAACTGCTGCATTTTCGAGTAAGTCTATAAGACAACGCTCGTCGTCCAAAAGGACAAACGAGCATCCATACAAGTTAAGTAGATAATGCTTTCCCATTTTGACGTTAGTTTTCTTCCGCTTCTTTTATTAATGAACTTATAATATCTTCCGTACCATCCATCGTTTTAATAGTAAACAAAGATGACCTTTGATATTTTTTAATTTTTTTATATTTTTTAAGAAGTTTATTTAGTTCTTCTTTATAAATTGCTACTTCAATTTTTTCTTCACTAAAACCTTCACTCATTTTCTTTTTTTCTTCTCGGGTTGTTTATATCCCCAAAGCTTTGGATTTGTTCTACCATATCCAAAATCAATCTTTTTAACAGCACCTGGACCATACTTGTCATAGTACATATCAAAAAGATTTACTCGTTTGGGACAACGAGTTAAATCAATATGTTCTTCACCATCAACAACATACCAAATCAAGTATGCATCGTTGGGAAGTGAAGAATCTTTTGCTTTTTCTACAGTAGTTTTTTCAAAAAGAATTTCACATCCATACTCATGAGGCAGAACTTTATTAATCTTGCTTTTATTTTCTGCCATTTTCTTTTTCGCTCCTACTGCTATACTCATGAACGACCACCCCACTGAACATCGGGGTATGCTTCTTTTACATTTTCAAGAGTTATTTTGTATTTAGTTTGCAGTTTTTTATCTTTTGTAAGGATCAATAATTCTGCTTCTTTTGGATGAAGTCCCTGAAGTAAATTGATAAACATCATCTCTCTACGAATTGTAGATAGACTGTTGTTTCCACCTTTTACATAGTGATATAAATTTTGATACTCTCTGCGAAGAGAGGTTCTGCCGCGAGCATTAAGATCCTGTCCAGTGGCAGATTCACCACCAGAAGCTTCTCTCATCAAATTCTCAGAAAGAGTTCCAGAATAAACAGATTGCTCATCCGCATTTGCATAAGGAACATCACCTTCAGGAAGAAGAGAAACTACAGACTCATCAAAGTTCCAAATAAAAATAGTTTTTAAAGAATCATGTTCATAAGTTTTTAAAACTTCAATCTTCTTTGCATTCGATCTCTGCTTTGAAGCAAGTTCCAAAATTTCAAATACAAAAGGATTTGGCGGAAGAACTTCGATATTTTCTTCAGTCTTCTTCCTCGTCTTCGTCGGTGTAGTCATAATCGTAATCGTTTTCAAATCGTACAGATACTATTTCGTCAGGTATTACCTGCCCATTTTCATCAAAAAACTCTGGATGCAAATATGGAGGTTTTGATTCCAATAAATGTCTATAAGTTAACCAACCTATTATACCTCCTACCATAAAAAAGAGCAATGTGAACATCGTGACGAATGTTATTACATATGCTGTTTCCATTTTTCTTCTCCAGAGAGTTTATTTTTTCCTAATATCAAAATGAAATTCTATAAAGAAATGAAACTCCCTACGGAATAGAGAAATCATTTTACCAAACTTCACTTGAAAAGTTTTTGGTTCTGGTAATTTTTTCCTCCTATTCCTAAGTAATAATTCAATTCCCCGATTAATTTCGGGTTCTGATTTATTTAGTTTGCTTCTTTCGTCTTCCTGGTCTCTTATCATGATTATATCTCCAGGCATCCTCAAGAATACCATGCAGGTAATTTCTTATTTTTCTTGCTTGTGGTTTGGGAATGTGACCATATCCTTCACGAAGTTGTTTATGAATTTCATCAGATCCACCCTCAAGATAATCGTCCAAATCCATCACAAGATTACTTAACTCGTGTGCTGTATTGCTTTCAATAAACTGTTCAACTTCTACTTTTTTAGTTCCACGAACTTTTAAATAATCATAAAAACTCAAAACAAATTGTCCATTAAAAGCATAATCAATTGCTTTTTCCACATCGTTACAAACTTCGTAAAAATTATTATCCATTAAACTAGTTTTTGCTCCTGAAGGTATTGAACAGTATCAGAACAACCACCAATGTGTTGATCATTAACAATCACTTGGGGAAAGGTAGATCCATTCCCAAATTCCGCATAGAATTCTTCTCGCGTAAAATCGCTATTCAATTTATAAACTACATGCTGTAGTTGCGCCAACTCTAGCACTTGTTGAACTTTTGTGCAATATGGGCAACCATCTTTTGAATAAACTGTAAACTTCATAATTGTTATAAAACTGAAAGTTATTTAGCGTTAACTGGAATTCCTTGTCCTTCAGGTAACCATACTTGTTGTTGAAGTTCCACATAAGGTAGTTCTTCTTTTGCTGCAGGTAAACCCAATTGACCAGGAAGCTGTTTATCTGTGGTTGATGTTACTGTAATAACTTGATCTAAAATAAACTTTTGTTTGCGATAACTTCTTTTATCCTTATCAAATCCAACTAACATCAATGCATCTTTTTCTTCTCCACAGTGAGCAATTACTCTACCTGTGGTTTTGTCAGTGACCACCCAATAATCATACATTCTTTTCTTGTGCTTTTGATTGATTATAAGTCTTTGCTGTCGGTCTGTAAAGTCCTGGCCATGTATCTCTAATGATTTCTGCGAGTTTGTATGGTGTTGTGGAAGTTATCATAAGTCTTGCATAACAGATAATATAAACATTATGATTCCAAAGAGTTGGAATAGTATGAGAATAAGAAGCATAAAAAAAGGAGTTCAGAGAACTCCTTGTATTTATTTTTAGAGTGCGTTTCCTCGCGGCAGAACCTCTTCTGGGAACACAAAGTTCTCATGAGGTTGATCGACTGGTGCCATCCAAGCGCGAAGACCTTCATTTAAAAGAATATTCTTTGTATAGAAGGTTTCGAACTCAGGATCTTCTGCTGCTCTAACTTCCTGACTAACAAAGTCGTAAGCACGAAGATTGAGAGCAAGACCGATAATCCCGATAGAAGATGTCCAGAGACCCATGACGGGAACAAAGAGCATAAAGAAATGTAGCCAACGCTTATTGCTAAAAGCAATGCCGAAGATTTGAGACCAAAATCTGTTCGCAGTGACCATACTATAAGTCTCTTCCTCTTGCGTGGGTTCAAAAGCTTTAAAAGTGTTTGCTTGATCGCCATCTTCAAAAAGCGTGTTTTCTACGGTAGCACCATGAATTGCACAAAGTAGTGCTCCGCCTAGAATACCAGCAACTCCCATCATATGGAAGGGGTTGAGGGTCCAGTTGTGGAAACCCTGAAGGAACAACAGAAACCTGAAGATAGCAGCAACACCAAATGAAGGTGCGAAGAACCAACTGGATTGTCCCAGAGGGTACATCAGGAACACGCTGACGAACACAGCAATAGGACCAGAGAAAGCAATAGCATTGTACGGACGAATACCTACCAGACGAGCAATCTCAAACTGGCGGAGCATAAATCCAATCAGGCTGAAAGCCCCGTGGAGCGCCACAAAAGTCCATAGTCCCCCAAGTTGGCACCACCTGACGAAATCCCCTTGAGACTCAGGACCCCAAAGTAGAAGAAGAGAATGACCCATAGCGTCAGCAGGGCTGCTGACTGCCGCTGTGAGAAAATTGCAGCCTTCAAGATAAGAAGACGCCAACCCGTGGGTATACCATCCTGTGACAAACGAAGTGCCAGTAAGCCAGCCACCAAGCGCAAGATAAGCAGTGGGAAAAAGTAGTAGTCCAGACCAACCCACAAATACAAAGCGATCTCGTTTAAGCCAGTCATCCAGGACATCGAACCAACCTCTCTGAGAAATGGGCGGTGAAAGAGTTGAAGAAGTCATAGCCTCCTATATCGTTTCTCATATTTATCTTAACATTGCTTAACAAAGAAGTCAATGAGTGTTTGTGCTCATCCCCAATAAATTACCGAAAGAGTGAATACGACAAACACAATGATTGTGAATCCCATCATACCTACACCTGCCCAGATAATCCAGGGTTCCATAGGATGATGTTGATTATTATGAGACATTGGTTTTATGCTTTTTAACATATTCTATCATATTCCTAATCAAATCAACATCCTCATTTACATATCCAATAGTTCTATTGCAGACATTACAGAGTAGACCTCTTACCTTACCAGTTTTATGGTTATGGTCAACATAGAAAACATCTACACCACCACCTCTACCAGATTTTCTACCTTTCGGGTCAGTAGAACCACAGACAGCACATTTATGTCCTTGTTTTTCTAGAAGATTATTATACTCTTCAATACCAATACCATAAACCCTTTTCAAGTTTTCATCTCTCTTTTTTATAGGGTCATAGTTTTCTTGTTGCTTTTTTACATAACATTTTTTACATTTACCATGATGTCCATAAGGAGTTCCATTCCTTACTGTCTGGTAAAATTCTGTAAGTGGTTTTAATTCGTTGCAAATTTTACAGGTTTTCATAGTCCTTTGATTAAGTTGTTAAAGTTATTATAGCATAACTTTAAGTATTTAGTCAAGTAGTCACAAAAAAAGACCTCTCGAAGGAGGTCTTAAAAACTATTGAGTTTTTATCAACCGATTGCAGGAGCAGTCAGAGCAACAGGAGTGTTCTGTGCAGTAGCAAGGTCCAGAGGGAAGTTATGAGCATTGCGCTCGTGCATTACCTCCATTCCCAGTCCAGCACGGTTAAGGACATCTGCCCAAGTATTGAGCACACGACCCTGACTATCCAGAATGCTCTGGTTAAAATTCAGACCGTTGAGATTAAAAGCCATCGTGCTTACACCAAGAGCAGTGAACCAGATGCCAACCACAGGCCAGGCAGCCAGGAAGAAGTGCAGCGAACGGGAGTTATTAAAGGAAGCATATTGAAAAATAAGGCGTCCGAAATAACCGTGAGCAGCAACGATGTTATAGGTCTCTTCTTCTTGACCGAACTTGTAACCATAGTTCTGTGACTCGTTCTCGGTGGTTTCACGAACCAGCGAGGAAGTAACCAGAGAACCGTGCATAGCACTGAACAGAGAACCACCGAACACACCAGCAACTCCAAGCATATGGAAGGGGTGCATCAGGATGTTGTGCTCTGCCTGGAACACAAGCATATAGTTGAAGGTGCCACTGATACCCAGAGGCATTGCGTCAGAGAAGGAACCCTGACCAAAAGGATACACCAAGAACACTGCACTCGCAGCAGCAACAGGTGCAGAGTAAGCAACGCAGATCCAAGGACGCATACCCAAACGGTAGGAAAGTTCCCACTCACGACCCATATAGGCATAGATGCCGATGAGGAAGTGGAACACAACCAGTTGGAAAGGTCCACCGTTGTAAAGCCACTCATCTAGGGAAGCAGCTTCCCAGATGGGGTAAAAGTGCAGTCCAATTGCGTTGGACGAAGGAATCACAGCACCAGAGATGATGTTGTTTCCGTACATCAGAGAACCAGCAACTGGTTCGCGGATGCCATCAATGTCCACTGGGGGAGCACCGATGAATGCGATGATGAAACAAGTTGTTGCAGCAAGCAGACAAGGGATCATCAGCACACCGAACCAACCCACATAGAGGCGGTTGTCGGTTGAAGTTACCCAGTTGCAAAACTGTTCCCAAGTATTCGATTGTCGTTGTTGTGAAATTGTAGCAGTCATTGTTTTTAAAAGCTAAGTAGTCCATCAGGGAAATGGTGGAGATACTTATTTCCTAAACACCCTTAGTTTAGGATATGAGAGACGATTTTATACTCCCTATAGGTCTCGGTTTGCGGAGAGTTTAACAATGTTGCAAAACATTAAAGATTCGTAACATTTGTTTACCTATTTATAATACACCCCTTTCAGAACTCTGTCAAGCCCCTATTTGGGTTTTTTCTGTGCTGCTTTGACTTTTTTATCAATATGAGGATTGCCTGTAGGAGGCATTGCCTTTGCACTCTCAGGATCTAGACGATTAAATCTATTAGCAACTTTTTTACCATCAACCAAATCTGAATGCATACCATTAACCATTTCTGGTGGTTTTTCTACTGGGAATCCTAATGGTGCTGGTTTTCCATCATAATACCCAGGAATTTTACCTAATACTTCTTCTGGAGATTTGAGTTTTTTTCTTTCTGAAATTAGTTGTCCTTTTGGTTCATAATGTGCCAGTCTAACAGGAGGTCCAGATGGAGTTGGTCCAGTATAAGGTCTTTGACCAGGATGTAATGGCTCTCCAGGAGCCCAAACAGGAGCGATTGGTGTTGTTTGAGATGGTTTTGCATCTTTTATAGATGGCCAATTTTGAGCGATTTGAGTATCTTGATCCGAAGTAATTTCAACACCAGGTGTTTCACTACTTTCTCCAGGAGGAACTGCACCAGTTCCTGGAAATTCTGGTCCTAGAATTTTTTCAAGATATTCATCAGAAGCTTCAAGCATTTCTTTAAGTTTTTGTTGTTTTTCTTGCGGTGAAAGATTTGACAGGTTTGGTTCAGTGCGAATAAATACAGTTGCTTCTGGACTATCAAGAGAAACAAAAACATTCATAGGTGCTCTTCTTTGAAAACTTATATTTGAGATTCCATAAGTAGCAGCACCACTAAACTGGAGATAAATTTGTTTTCCAATATAAATGTAATCTGCTGCAGTCATGTACCCTAAACCAGCAGGAGGTTCAGTAGATAAACTCCAATACTTAGTTCCGCCAGAAATAGGTCCAGGAGGTCCTTGAATGTTAGCATTAGGACCCCACCCAATAGTGCTTCTTAAAATATTATCCCAAAAGAATCTACCCATACTATACCAAGATGGTTGAATAGATTGAGGATCTCTATTAATTATTTGATTATATGGAACATTAATATAAAAATCAAGTATATTTGAATATGAAGACGTCAGAGGATAATTACTTATTCCAGAAACTGATAAAGTTTTTCCGATAAATTGCTTTCCATCATACCCATGACCATCACTCGTAATATCATAAAAATAAAACTGAACATTTTTTCCTTGTGCTTCTTTTGGCAAACTAAAAGATTGTTTAGTTAATGAAGTTGGTCCAGAAGAACTCATTACTGTTATTTCACCAAATTCTTCAGTATCAATATTATAGTAAATTAAAACTAAATCTGATGCTGGTGTTACTCCACCATTTGAATTATTTCCTCTCAAACCAGTTATTGAAATACTATCAACAGTGGAAGTATCTACTGGATTTAAAGTTGCAACTCGAACAGTATTTGAATCTTTTCCATTAAATGCAAGATAATTACTGCCAACATTAAACCCACCATTAATACCACTTCCAGTTCCACTATTAGAAATACGAGTGCTTGGGAGTTGACCATAACTACCATAAGAATCACCCTGACCCAAGCTATAATAGATACTAGAATCGCCACCAGATAATGAAGTCAAGTCAGTGTCACCGGTAGCAGGAAGTGTTGTAGAAAAAACTCCCGAAGATGTCATTCCTTCTTGAACAACTTTACCTTCCATGTAATGTTTTTTATGTTTAGAAATATCTTTTTTCCAATTAATTTTTGACTCCTCTTTTACTTTAAATTTCTTGGTCTTAGACTTTTCTACTTTTGCATCAATCTCTGGATTTTCTGTGGAGGGCATAAAATCAGCACTTTGAGGATCCAACTTATTATAGTAATCAGCACGATCTCCAAATTTAGGATGCCATCCATTAATCATCTCAGGTGGTGGATCATTTGGATATCCTTTCTTTGCTGGTTTGTCTGGATAATCAATTTCTTTTTTCAATCTTTTTGATACCTTTTTAAATAGAGGATCTTTATCTACTTGAGCAGTTTCTTGTTCACCGATATATTGGGAAAAAAGTTTCTTATCATATTCATCAGCAATTTTACAACTTAAATCGGATTGCAAGATACTTTCTTTTTTTCCATTTTCATCGACAAGAAATAGTAGAGTATCTCCCTTCAATTCTTCTTTACGAATAACTTTATATTCTTTTTTATTTTTACCATCAAAATTTCCATACATGATTGTATTATTTTTATCACGACTAGTTTCAGTCATCCACTCCCAAGCATGATCAGCAGCACCAAGATGATCTAATATTTCATTTTTCTTTTCTTGAGACGATCTTTCATTTTTAGCATAATCATACTTCCTCCAGATATTTGGTTCTGGTTTGAACTCTTTTGGAATATCAGGAGTCTTCATTAGATTTTCGCCAATAGATCTAGTTCTTGGTTTATGCTTAAACTTTATCTTTGGTTCTTCTGGAAGAACATAAGGTTTTTTAATGTTCTTGAGGATTGATCTTGTTGATTCCGAAATAAATTTTCCTTCAGGATCATATGAATTTGCTAGACCATATGTTTTAGTCTTAGGGTTCCACTTTGCTCCAGTAACTGGATTTTTATTAGGTGTCCAAGGTTCTATTGGTTGAACCCCACCACCACTACCACCACCACTAGGAAGTCCGGGAGTTCTTACCACAGTTCCTGGATTTGGTCTACGACCTCCTCTCGGTTGAACATTTCCAGTTCTTGCGCCTCTATCAGCAACATCCTTTGGGAGGGCAGTTTGAGTACCTCCCCAATCAGGAAAAGTTATTCCAGAACCTCTAGGAATTCTAACTGGTATAAGTGTTCTATTATCTGGAGCGTTTTTGCCCATACTACCAGAAGATCTTCCACCTTTTGAATAATCTCCAGCAACATTTTTATCACCAACCCAAACCCTATCTGGAACTAATCCAGTCTTTGTTGTTTTAAATCCATCATTTTTAATCTTGCCAGCAGCATCTTTACTTGTACCATGCCACTTTGTATCTATTCGAATACCTTTATTGGTTTTTGGTTTTGTTGAATCTTTTTTTGGAGGTTCTTTATCTGGATAGGGTCCATAAAGTTCATCTTCTTTTTTCTTTTTCTTTTTATCTTTATCCTTAGCAGATCCAGGAACAAGATTAGGATCAAAACCACCCAGTCCAGGAGGAATTCTGTTTAGAATTTCTCTCGCCAATTCTTTAGCTGCATCTATCATGTCTCCAAGATACCTTCCCCATTGATCTGCAGGATTTGAAGGTGGTCCAGGATAAAAAGCTCTGTATTGTTGCGTATTTCCATTTAAATATTGATCTCTATACCACTGTGCCTGAGCAAGTGTTAATTGACCATAACTATTAAGACTAGACCCATTCCAATTACCTATTCTACCGGTAATGGATCCAAGATTAACCATTCGCCTATCAGACTGTCTTACATATCCAATAGTCGTAAAATTTCCCCACGCATACCACATACTCATCATTGGACCTAAGATATAGGAAGTATCGCCTGGAGGTTCAATAGTTAAGATACTTCCATCCTCAGCAAACAACCCAGAAGTGTCTCTACCATTTTTAGTTGGATCGTCTTGAGTTAAATCTAAGGGAGCATTGATATTTTGCCCTACTATCTCATTTCTTTCAGGCTCTACAACATATATCCCTGCAGTATTATTCGTAGGAATTTCACTAAGCAACTGAAGTTTTTCATCAATCTGAGTTGATTTCAGATGACGAATTGCTTTCTTAAAAGTATTTTTGCTCCTCTTACTCATTAACTATTATTCCTCTATTGGAGTATTTATTATTATACTTGCATCAGAATATTCTACACAACCCTCTGGCCATCCAACAACAGTTATTCTATTATGAGTTGCATTTGAGTTTACAACTTCTATACCGTGCCAAACTGCAGGATTAATCCAAACAAATCTATTTGGTTTTGGTTCTATTTTTTCTACACTACAATTTTTAAATTTCAAGTACCCATCCCAAGAAGAGTTCCAAGATGGATGTAAGTAATAAACAAATCCACCAAACTCACTATGATAACCACCATTATCAGAGGAAGATTCTCTATCAATTCCA